GGCTTCTGTGGTTCTTGAGATGGTTTGATCAACTTGAGCATCGAGTTGAGAAAGTTCTTTACGACTTGCATTGATATTTTCCTTTTCTGTTTTAATCTTCTCATCAAGTAATGCCAATTTAGACTGAACATCTCCCGTAGGAATTGCTTGATCCAGGTGTGCCTTTGATAAGAATCCAAAAATGCCCATCGATGTTAACATCATTAAGACAACTAGGGCTACTACAAAGTATGACTTCATCAATGCTGGTATTTCTTTCCAGTTTTGATAGAGCCATGATGCGACTACGAGTTTCGATGCTTCAAGCAAAGAACCCATAAGAGCAATCGGTACTACAGCTGCAGCAAAAATTGCGACAAGACCCATCACTGCATAATATGCAGCTAGAGCAGACAATGATAGTGCAACTGCAAAAAGTAAATATGTCATAGTTTGTTTTTAATATGAGAGCCATGGACTCGGACAGAAATCTGCCCATTGTAGTAGTCGTCTGACTCCAACACCTTTCTTGCAAACTGTTCTCGTGCTTCTATGTAAGAACACTCAGCTTTAGATTTACAAAAGAAAAGAATCTCACGAACAAAGTTGTCTTTGCCGAGAGACTCTACATCTTTATTTAGTTCTAAACTCGAACCATAGTACTCCATCCAATCAGAGTCTATTTTGCTACGGATCTTTTTTCGTTTCTTGATTCCGTTTTTCTGCTTCACCATTTTGTATGTAGTCTTGGAAAACTTGGATAACTTCTTACCCACATACATACGACTGCTGGATTTGTTCGTAATTAAATAAACAAATCCAACACAGTCATCAGGTAATTCTTCAATAGTTTCGTTATTATAAAGCCACATTAGAATAATCAGTAGTGTAAACTACTATTTATTCTTCCTCTTCGTAATCATCTTCTTCGTAAATATCAGCAGAACATACTGGGCAGTAAACAATATCTTCTAGACGTTCTTCTGATTTAAGGATGATCTTACCTCGTGCATTACATTCATTACACTCAAAAATCTTAGTTGTCATTTTTGACCCTTGCTAATTTTAATTTCTCTAATATCTTAAACCACATCCATCCAATATCAAACTCGAACCAACGTCTGCTTAATTTAGGATTGGCAGGTTCTGCGTGATGATTATTGTGTAGTTCTTCACCACCAATAATGATACCAAATATTGATATATTCTTTGAACGATCTTTGGTGTCAGTATTTCGATAACCAAACCAATGACCAACACCATTGACGATACCTGCTGCCCAAAATGGAATCCAAATCATTTGAATACCCCATAGAAGCAGACCAATCCAACCAAACAAAATAATATTGATGGCTAACATAATCATAATACCTGCTCTACTATGTTTGGAATAGATGTTATTTTCTACCCAATCATCTGGAGTACCAACTCCATATTGATCAATCATGGCTTTATTTTTACTGGCTTCATGGTAAAGTAAAGCACCACCAAACACAACTCTCCAAATACCATAGACATGAGGTGAATGTGGATCACCTTCTTTATCAGAGTTCTGATGATGTTTGCGATGTATAGCCACCCACTGTTTCGTTACCATTCCTGTGGTGAGCCATAACCAAAAACGCATAAAGTGAGCAACATATGGATTAAATACTAGTCCTCTATGAGTCTGCCCACGATGAAGATATAACGTAACACAAACAATAGTGATGTGTGTCATCACCAGTACATAGATTAGCTCAATCATTAAGTTCCTTTAATAAACTGCGTTGTATATATTTTCCCAAACTTAAAACTATTCTAGCCCTATCACCACAAACTGGAGTTGAACTATGTTTCCATTCAGAAGCTAAGTTGATCCAACACTCACCTTCTTCAATTTTATATTCAATACCATCGATAACTGGCATTCCACCAGATACAGGTTTTTGAATAAGAAAATTTAATCTAACATGGCACTTGTCATTTATTCGAGGATCTATATGAGGATGAACAAACGCACCACTAGTATTCACACCAATAAAATTACCATAAAGGTGTTCTGTTTGAAATGATGATACACCAATTGATTTGAAACATTCATCGGCAAACTCAGAAACTATTGGTGAGAGTTTGTGATTAACCTTATTTAGATTACAAAATCTTCTTCCCAAACCAGCAGGATTGATACTGAATAATTTAAGTTCATTATTAGCAAACTTAACGATTTGATCAGAAAGACCACTATCAACAGACAGTGGTCTTTTTATTTGCATTAAGCTGCTTTGCCCCACACATCACCCCCATCACCTGACAATGCGCCTTTAGCATAATCTGTTACACGATTTTCAAAGAAGTTTCCGTGTACTGGTGCGTTAATCATTTCTTCAACCCATGGTAGTGGATTCTTCTTAACTTTGAATACACCTTTCATACCCAAAGAAATAAGACGACGATCTGCGATATAACGAATATACTTCTTAACATCTTCAGCAGATAGATCACGCATGTCGCCATTGGCATAACACAGATCGATAAATTTATCTTCAAGTTCAACCATACGTTCAGCGATAGTATAGATCTTACCTTTTAGTTCGTCATTCCAGATCTCTGGATTCTCTTTGACAAATTCTTTGAATAATCTCATCATGTTCTCAGCGTGCATTGTTTCGTCAACAATACTCCAAGTAACGATCTGACCCATACCTTTCATCATACCATGACGTGGGAAGTTCAGAAGCATAATGAATGAAGAGAATAACTGCATACCTTCAGTGAAGGCAGAGAACACAGCGATGTGTTCAGCAGTTGAAGCAACAGTTCCATTCTTCGAGCTAATCTCTAGAACATAATCATGTTTAGCACGCATCTCTTGATATTCAAGAAACTCGTTATATGTTGACTCTGGCATACCAAGAGTCTCAATCAGGTGAGAGTATGCTGCAATGTGTAGTGCTTCACGTGCAGCAAATCCCATCAACATCATACGGATCTCTGGTTGAGGAAAGTGTGGGAGATAGTTATTAACATAACCGCCAGCAACGTCAATATCACCCTGTGTGAAGAAACGGAAGATATTAGTAAGGAATTGTTTTTCTTCTGCAGTTAAACTTTTCTTCCATTGCTTAACGTCTTCTGCCATTGGTACTTCTGTGTGTAACCAATGTGCTTGTTCGTGCTTTAACCATGCCTCATATGCCCATGGATAATTGAATGGCTTGAAATAGTTTCTTTCATCAGTCATTTTACTTGTTTTATTCTTTACCATCTTTATTCCTTGTCCAATTCTAGTTCTATCATATCATCTTTGATATAAACACCTACAACTTCACGATAACCATCAGGAGTATTAACAACTACTCTTACTTTTCTTTTTGATTTGGTAATTTCACCAGAGTGCTTTGGAACTACTGCACACCAATACTTTTTGATTTTATCTGAAATGTCATAGGCATCCATTTTTATCCTTCGCAAGCTAGGCAGGTATCTGCGTCGCCAGTTAGTGCATGAAGATCGATTTCTTTTATAACTTCTCTTTCAATACGCTTTGATACTTTGTCCGCTTTAGCGATCTTATCAGAACGGCAATAGTACATTGTTTTCAAACCCTGCTTCCATGCCTGAAAGTGAACAGCATGAATATACTTAATGTGTGAGTCTGGTCTAAAGAACACATTCAACGATTGCGCTTGGTCGATGTATTCTTGACGATCCGCTGCATGTTGGACGACCCAACGCTGGTCAATTTCCATAGAAGTTTTGAACACGTCTTTTGTCCAGTCGTCCATCCAATCCAAGTGCTGAACGCTTCCGTCATTCGCAATAATGGAACTCCATACTTCGTCAGCCCAACCTTCTTTATGTGTACTAGATTCATTTTGAATAATCGCATCAAGGTATCTATTTTTGTTTAGGTGAGAACCTGATAGAGTATCTTGGCGATAAGCATTGGCACGATAAGGTTCAATAGAAGGACTAGTATTGCCCATGAGAATGGAAGAAGAAGCATTGGGAGCAATAGCCATAAGATGACTAAAGCGATTCCCAGTACCCACTGCATCCAACGCTTCACCACGTTCAGATCCCAATTGTTTATTAGCGACATCTAACTTACCCCTAATGTGTGAAAAGATTTGTTTGTTTCGTCCGATTGCCATTGGGGATTCCCATGGTAACTTATTCTTTTGCAGGTAGGCATGCCAACCCAACGCACCGATGCCGATCGATCTTTCTCGCATGGCGGAATATTTCGCTCTCTTGATGGTGGAAGGTGCATTATCAATAAAATACTGAAGAACATTGTCAAGCATTTCTGCAACATCACGAAGGAAAGTAGGATGCGATTTCCAGTCATCATAATACTCTAAGTTTAAGGAAGACAAGCAGCATACTGCTGTACGTTTTTCATTTGTTGGTAGAATAATCTCAGAACATAGATTTGATTGATGAACTTTAAGTCCTAGGTCTTTCAAGTGCTGAGGTAACTTGCGATTTGACTCATCAATAAAGTGAATATATGGTTCACCAGTCATCATGCGCATTTCAAGAATACGTTGCCATAATTCTTTGGCAGAAACAGTTTCACGAATTTCGTTTGATGCTGGATCAACTAGATCCCATGAGTCATCTGCTTCTGGATCAAGCATACAATTTTCAACCAACTGCATAAATGCATCAGGAATATTAATACCATGATGCATATTAAGAGTACGCATGTTTTGGTCGCCTGTCGGCTTGCGCATCTCTAGAAAGTTAATAATGTCGGGATGA